CTGTAAATGATATTCGAACAGTAATTTTCTTTTTAAAAAAATCGTCATCAATAGTACCCGTTTGAACGCTACATTCAGCGTTTAACATTTTATATCTAAGAAATAAATAACTTTTTATTTTATCAATTTGTAAATAAAAATCTTTTTTATAAAGTTTTTCTTCATTTGCTTTAAAATAAAAATCTATAATTGTGCCGTTTCTAAATTTATAAATTGTTTCCATATTATTTATTTTCAAAAGTTTTTTTATAGTATTCTTCTCCTGTATACCAGTATTCAAAATTAGAAGTGCCTCTACTATTTTTTAATTTACTTCCGTGTGCCTCAATAATCTGTTGCTTTTCAATTTCTTTTGCTTCATTATGTTTTTGATTTCTTTTTTCTCGATATTCAAATCTCCCGATATTTCCTATATAGTAATCTGAATCTAATTTTAACCATTCAGATATTAACCATTCTACTGCTGTTTGTTTTTCCATCACATTACGCTTTTAAATACCATACAATTACGCCCATTAATCGTTTCTAAGCGTGGTTCTTGAAATGGTAACCTGTTTATACTACTAAGCGTTAAATATGCGCTTAAATGCTTTGTTTGATATACTGATTTTCGCATCGCTTCAATCGATAAGTTTTCCAGCAAAAATTTAATATCTTTAAATTCCTCGAAATCAATTTCAATTTTGATCGTTCGGCGTGTTGGTGCTTGTTTCATTTATTTAAAATTTATGTAAAATTAATTTTAGTAAATCGGATAAATTCCGATTATATATCCCTATCTTTTAAAAGTTGCTCTAGTGTTCTGTAATAATATGCCTCAATTCTTTTTAATCCAGCCTCAGCAAAAACCAAATCTTTTTTAAATGATTTTAAAGTTTTTGAATAAGGGAATTTTTCAAAATCCAAAATAATATCTTTTTTAGTTCTAATTCTACGTTTCATATCGTAAGCCAAATCTTTTAAAATATCGGCTTTGCGTGCAAGTTCGTGATTAATCATTTTTTTAAAGTTTTTACAGGTTCACAAAAACCCTCGTTAATAACATTTAAATAATCGAAATATAATTCTAAATTGAAATTTCCAGCGCGATCCTCCGCCTTTGTTTGTTTTTCTTTCGTCCAAAATTTGCGCATTCTTGCGATATTTGGCTTTAAAGGGATAAATACATTTTCCATTTTTGTTTTGTTTAAAGTTTAAATGTTTCTTTTCTTTTTTCTATAATATATCTGCTTAATGTTAATGGTTTTGGACATTCTTGTTTTGGTTTTGCTGATATTTTTGCGCTACCTATTCCACTCCAGTAAATAGGTGTATTTTTATAATTTAAATCACAGCTAAAATTATATTTTAATGCTTTACAATTAATACAAGTTTTTTTCATATTGTAATTTTTAAAATAGGAGGGTTTCCCCTCCGTTTATTTTATCTATTTTTCCAATTAATTTTATTTGACTGTTTTATTAATCTATCAACCATTTTTTCAAGTTGAATAATTACTTTTAATGAAATTTTATCTGAATTACAAACCCAACGTAACGCTGAACCGTCAATACCGTTTAAAATTGCAACTCTGTTGCCTTTGTGGAATACATCTACTTGATCAACTAATTCGCTTTTAAAAGTTACAAATCTAAAAGTGTTGTTGTCTGATAATAATGTTGTGTTAATTGCTTTCATTTTGTTTTTTTTTAATTGTTTCGTGCTACAAATATACTATAAAGTTTTATAGTAGCAAGCGTTTTTTTACTTTTTTTTTAATTTTTTTTTGATTTTTTCCTGAAACCCTTATAAATACTCGTAAAATAAAAAAGGGATCTACCTAAATAAACCCCTTTTTCAACAAAACATAAATCCAAAACGTTACAAATATATTAATATTTTCGTTTATACAACATATAACCGCCTGTTTTATTTGTTCTTATTACTTGTTTTCTGTTTTTCTCAGCCCTAAAACTTATATGAATCCAGTCAGGAGCGTCGTCGTCGCCGTATTCATAGATCAATTGATCAAATTTAACGTTGTCAATTATCCAGTCAAATATTTTGCGATCCTGTATATCTAAATCCATAGCCTCGCCCTTGCAATGTTGCGAAGTTTTCGAACTTTTACTAATAACTCCGTTTAATTTCTCAGATCTAAAACCGCTATTTATTTTAATTGGACCGTCAACTTTTGCCCTAATTGGTTCGAAACAATTTTCGCAAAGATCAACAGCGCGTTTTGTTTGTTCGGCAGTCATTCCATTATAAATGCCGTTTTTTATTGCAGTAGGCGAAAAAATAAACTCCTTTAAAGTTACGTGTTTACTTAAATTCATAAATTAAATTTAGTTGAGTCAATAAATTTTACTATTTCCCTTGCGCCTTTATTTGATATTAATTGTGCTTTTATTGTCAAAATACGTCCGCCAATTGGTTTAATAGGTGCGCCCCTTTCAACGTGCCAGCCTTTTGATCCGTCGCCGTATTCCTCCTTATATGCGCCCGTTAACATTAAATGTAACTGTTTATGTTTTACCGCGAATTTATGGCTTAAACAGTCCCTTACGTCGTTTCTAGCGCTATTCTCGTGAATATGTCCCATCGCAAAAACGTCAAAATCTTCGTAAAGCTCCAGCGCTCGCGTTAAATTAATCGCTCCTTTTGTAACAACTCCGCCACCGCCTGAGCCGTGAAAGTATTTTACCTTAGTTGTAACGGTAGAATCGCCGTTTACTTTTTGTCTAATAATTAACCAACCCCCGTAACCGCCAACGTAAATACTCGTCCCACATTTAAAATTCAATAAATCAACAAACCGTTGTAACAAGTCCGTTTCTTGCCATTTTATAATAGCGGTTTCGTGATTTCCGTACCCAATTACAGTAAGTAAATCAGCGTAAGGCGCCCACCATTCGACAGCCGTTTCGACAACCGAATCCAAATAACGAGCGTTATTGTGTTCAGGGCGAATGTCAGACTTTGAACTTCGACGATCCCCTCGTCCTTGCATCAAACAAAACATATCGCCGTTGATCATTATTTTAATATCGTTTTTTTTGCAGTAGTCCAAATGGCGTTTTAAAGTGTCCCAGTCCGAATGCGGATTGTCCCAATGAATATCGCTTAACATAGCGATTTTAAATTCGCTGTCCTTTACTTCAATACAATGAACGTTTTTCGAGTATTTTTTTACAATCATTTAGGCATAAATTTAAAAGATAAAATTACTATTAATAATAAGCCGATAACGATCAACAGTAAAGTGTACGGAAACGGTTTTGTTCTTGTTCGGTATTCCTTGCGAACCTTAATTTTTTCAAGTCGCAAAGTATCGCGTTTTAATTTATATTCAATACGCGTTTCATATCGTGTTTTAGGCACGAAAATTCGTTTGTAGCGAATGATTGTATCTTTTGTGGTAAAATACTTCTCGAAGTAAAAAGTATCTTTTAAAACGACCTTAAACGAGTCAATAGCCGAAATAGTAATTGTGTCGCTTGTTTGTTCCAGCTTTGCACCTTTTTTGTAAGCGCGGTTTAAGTGCCATTTTGCCGAACAACTTGAAAAATAAAATACTAAATAAATGGATAAAATCCAAAGTATCAGCATTGAAATAAGCTGTTTTAAATCGACTTTCATTCCTGTAAATGTTTCTTTACATTTTTAGCTTTTACAATCATTTTAACGATTTCCTTTATAAACGAATATCCCTTTACTTTCTCGAAACTTTCGTCCATAGATTTAACTTCGATTGAAATAAGCGTTAACGCTATTAATTTTGTCGCTATATAATCAACTGAAACAACTTCCTTTGTCAGATAATTAATAATAAAAAAGTCGCTGGTATAAACTAACATAATACCAACGACGTAAGAAATTAATTTAGGAACGAAACCGTGTCGAAATGTTTTAGAATTAATGTTTTCGTTTAATTTTTTAGCTTTCCAAATTCCGAAACCCGTATCGATAATAGTCGCCAAAGCAACTAATAAAATAATTCCTTTAATTGGTGCAAAAAATACTATTAATATTTTAAATAATATCGAAATATTAGATCCTAAAACTTTTAACATAACTTAGATTTTTTCGATTTCAACGTCGTAGCCTTGTTGTTTCAAAGCTTCCGCCATATAAGCCAAAGCAACGTCCGAAGTTTGTTCCGATCCAGCTTCAATTTTTACCGTTAACGATCCCTCGGGCATATCCGTAGGAACGATTACGTTATCCTTAAAACCTTGCTTATCGTAATAGCTGTAATTTGCTATTTCCATAGTTTGACCGTCCGCTCTCGAAGCGAATTCAACTCGTAAATAAACCGATTTTAATTCAATCGGCGTTCCTTTAATATTTACTTTTTTTTCTTCAGTTGATTTTACAAAAATTCCCATAATTTTGTTGTTTTTTACAAATATATTAAAAATTATATTACAAACGTCCAGCCAGTTGATTTATAAACATATAAACCCTCAGTAGCGTCCGTACAATAAACCATTAACCCCACCGCTGGCGAAGCAATTGCAGTACGTTGCGCGTTTGTCATTCTCGGCGGTAAAAAGCCCTGAGTCGTTGAATCTATTTGAACTTTTGCCGAAGCGTTTGGCGATGTTGTTCCTATGCTTGTTTGCCCTGAGCCATTAACGGCAAAATAAGTATCCGTTAACGTTGAATCCATTAATTTAATTAATTTCTTCGTTGGGTTCGCGGTGTTGTTAGGTGCAATAAATAAACCTAAATTATTTTCAGTTAAAGCCATATTAAAATCAGGACGCATAATAATAGAAGAACTTTGTTGCATTGTTATTTTAGTAATTGTGCTAATTGTTCCGCTATTCATAGATATGTCTTTTCCATATCCTTGCATTCCTATTCCATTTTGTAAATATAAAACACCATTGACAGCTAAAGCTTGTGAATATGTTAAAACGCTAGAAGCATCGCCATAAAAATAACCGCTACCGTTATTTATTTTTGCAAATGCTAAAATAACTCCTGTCCCCCCAGCGTTGCTCAAAGTCATTGCACCCGTTCCATCTATTTTAATCCAATCAGCAGTATTAGCCGAATTCCGAACCCTAAACGCTAGATCAGTTGACAAAGCTCCCTGAGCCCTTACGTCTAATCGCGCCCCAGCCGTGTCCGCTCCAATAGCAACGTTTCCAAATGGACGAAATAAAGTTGTTGACGAATTACCAATTACAGCCGTGTTGCTACCTAATCCAACAGCATTATGACCGATTACAATTTGATTAGTTTGGTTATCGGCTGCTGCAGCCGCGTCAAAACCTATAAAGATTGAATTAGATGCTGCTGTTAAATTATTAATACTTCCAGGACCATGATATCTACCAGACCTGAATCCTAAAGCTGTATTTCCACTAGAACCACTTGTAAACGCTAATGATACAAATCCAACGGCTACATTATTATTTCCTGTTGTGTTGTTAATAAGTGCCGACCACCCTATAGCTATATTGCTATTTCCTGTTGTGTTGCTGGAAAGTGCGCTAAGCCCATTAGCCGTGTTGTTTCCGCCTGTTGTGTTGTTTCTAAGCGCGCTTTCCCCGATAGCGGTGTTGCTTCCGCCTGTTGTGTTGTTTCTTCCTGCATCTATGCCAAAAAAACTATTATTCGCACCCGTATTAACATTCCCAGCTCCTAGTCCAACGAACACACTTCCATCCCCTTGCGCTCGAATTATATCCAAAGTATTAGCACTATTCCGCACCCTAAATGCTATGTCGGTAGATAGTGCGCCTTGTGACCTTACGTCAAGTCTTGCTGCTGGTGTGTCAGTACCAATTCCGATTCCAAAATTCCCACTTCTAATATTTACAACGTGGTTTGAAGAATTATCGTAAATCCTATTTCCAGTCCCTGTAAATTGTATTAATGTAACTGTATTTAGTGTATTATTAACAGCATCTGCGCTTATAACATTTGCTTTTATTCTACCATTAACATCTAAAGAAGTTCCAGTTTGTGGCGAAATTGTATTAATTCCTAAACGTGAATTTGTATTGTCCCAAAATAAATTCGCGCTTTGCTGTAATACGCCACCATTTTGGAATAATACGCGCCCGTCCGTTCCACTTGAAATCGCCGTTGATCCAACCGTTAAACCAGTTGCCAAAGTTTTATTTTTCCAAAGCCCCGAAGCCCCCTCAAATTGTAACACTTGACCGTCCGTTTGCCCTGAAATTAAAACGTCGTGCAACTCGTCCAATTCGTAGCCGTTTTGGATCTTTACTTCTATTTGCCCCAAAGTTGGGTGCGATCGTGTAACTATTCCGACGTAAACTAAATGCGCGGGAGCTACTTGTTTTGTCGTTGTGTAATTTCCAGCAACCGTAGAACTTAAATATAGCTGTGTTCCCTCAGTAATTGCCGAAGTATCTAAGCCGATTAAATCGCCCATTACAACCGCATAACCGACAGCATTATTTGCGATGTCAGTTTGTAAAAATCCGAATGTTTGAGCGCTCGTAGCGTCTGAAGTAGCCAAAGCCTTAGCGACAGTCGGCTTGTTTCCATTTGCACCGTTAATATATACAATTGTTCCCTTTGTAAGTGTCGCGCCCGTTTTGTTTTTAACCTCACGAACCAAAGTTCCAGCTTGTCCCGCAACTGGAAACGTGATCAAAGTACCGTCGCCCGCTATATATTGCGTAGTATCGCCCGTTGGAACGTCAAATTTTCCGTTTAAAACAGTTTGTAAATCCGTTTGATCATTAATATCGCCCGTAATTAAACCCCATACAGACGAAGTTTCGCGGATCATAAATCCTAAATTTACATTTAGCAAATCGTTAAATATTGCACGCGAAGCGAAAGGCGTTTCCGTTGAATCAACTATTTCAGAAAAATCGAATTCCTTAGCGTTTTCCCCTAATCGAATAATATTTGGCGAATTTTGATCTACTAAATTTGCAATATTGTAAAAAAATGAATATATAGAACCCGAAACCCTCCATTTGACTTGATCCCTAACTTCGCGAATTTCCTCGATCCCTGTCGCTGTATCTGTTACGACAAAGAAATTATTTTGTATTTCTATTTTATAAGACATTGTACATTGATTTTTTATTTTTAGTAATATCGTTAAAAGTTGCTTTTAATCGCATCAATCGAGCGTTTGACGGGTATTCGCAATTTATTTCTCCTGAAACAATTACAGGGAAATCGTTGTATAAATACGAATGATTAGAAATATTATAATCTGAAATAAAGCAACCGTCCTCGTTTAATAAATGTTTCAAAATTAAAGGACTTTCGCAACTTGTCAGAGGCTCGCACGTTAATTCGTAGCTTCTTAAATATTCGCGCGTAGTTTTTACCATTTTACGACCTTTGTCGATCAGGTTGTTAACTTCCACGTTCGGTTGCATTAAACCAAAGTAACCAGCAACGCGCACCGTATCAACAAAATTCGAACCCGTAAAGTCGATATTTTCTTCCATTGAATAGGAATTAAACAAAGATTTTAAACGTATCGTTTCGTCCAATTTTGCGAGCGAATATTGCTGTAAATTAAAAGCTCCAAAAATTAACGTTCCCGTAATTCCTGAAATTGAATAATCTACTGAAATTGTATAAACCCCAGCCCCGTAAGTTTGTAAATATTGTTTCCAATTGTAAACAAAGCCCTTAGTCAAAGGATCATTTGGAAAACTTAAAACAGTCCCGTAATTTGTTAAAACGTTATTATTACAATCTTTGATTTTAAACGTTGCTGTATCTCCTGAAGTTGATCGTTTTAAATAAACCCCCTTAACGTCGTTTTTCCAACTATCGTTTGAAGTTAGATCAGCGTAAACATCGTAAGCGCAACAGCACTCAATTAAACCGCGATCCTCAGGCTGTAAACCTGACGGCAATTTAACGACGTTGAAATCCTCTTTTTTTCTGTAATTTAAGTAAATAGGCGAATTATTTGTTTTAAATCGTCCCTCTGAATATACACGGTAACTTAACGAAACTTTATTGGCGTTTATTAATGCTGTATTTATTTGAGCAGTTGCGCGAATTGTTTGCGATCCAATATAAGAAACATTTATTAAATTATTAATAAAAGGATTTCCAGCAACCGCGCCACGTTCAAAAATTGACGAACTAATATAACGACTTCCAGCTTCAAAATCTTCGATCGTAAATTCAACCCACTCCGTCCCATTTACAAAAGTTGAATCCAACCAATTAAAATCAACCTGTAAGTTTATTATTTCGTTATCCATTAAATTACTAATAACATCGCCGTTTGAATTTGTTAGCGTTCTCGTACACGTTGCATTTCCTTGTTCGTAGGTTGCGTCAAAGTATTTAAAATGGTTGTAAAAATCAACTCCAGCCACTCGCAAATAAGTATCAACGTATAAATTATACGGCTCTTGTTGGTAGTGTTGCCAATCTTTATTTTTGTTATTATTTGGGAAATTTTGATCGAAAAAGTAGTTATCCGCGTTTGGTTGTGCTAACCAATAACGCCAGTCGTTTAAAAAGCTATACCTTATCGTTATTCCGTATTTTGTCGCTGTATCTTCCGCCGTATTTCTTGTAACAGATATGGAATTTCTATTCGCGCTTGCTGGTAAATTAAAGTTTCTCGAAGTTATTTCGTTCACTTCATAAATCCCGTTTATAAATGGGACATTTGCAAAGGATAAAAATATACTTTCTAACTCAAAGCTATCAACAGGAATAATCGAACGAACCGAAATAGCCGATCTAACTCCGTCGTATTCTTTGTTTTTTTCTAGTAAAATATCAATTTCATAAACGCAATCGTCTTGCGTGACAGTTTCCTGTATTCCTAAACCTGAATAATTTACATCGTTTCCGTCGTGATCCAAAAGAACCTCAGAAATAACGTCAGGAATTTGCGACGCAATCGTTGGCGCTGGGTAGCAATCGTCCTCGTAAATCAAAACGTTAACTTCGTTCGACGTATTTTGCCCTGAAGTCGCTGGATTTTTAATTTCAACCCATAAAAGCATTTCGCGTTCCCCGTCGCTTAGATCATTGAAAAAATCAACCGCCTGAGCGTTTGGCGTAACCTTGCCAAAGATACCAACAGCCCCCGACGTTTGCGCAAACATTAAATTTGTTAATTGAAAACTAACGCCCTCGTCGTTTGTTGCTCCCTGAAAAACCAAAGGCGATGGGCTTAAACTCGGAGCGAAGTCGTATAAAGGCGTAATTAACATTATATTGTTCGCCATTGACGATAATTTGTTTTTATAAAGATCCTCGTTTTTTGGTCTAAATGCAAGCCCTATTCGGTAACGTGAAGCTGAATTCGGAGCGAATGGATCAGTTAAACCAACTGAAAATTTCGAAGCCCCTAGATAATTCATTTTATCAATTGGGTTGTTACTTAAATCCGTCCAACTTATTGGCGTTATAATAGTGTACGGGTTTTGTCCACCGTTGTAATTTTCGTTAAAATAACCTGTATTCGCTTCCTTTGCCCCGTTCGTGTCTTTTTGCACTCCGTTAGGGTTTCCGATCAAAGGGTAAGTTTTTACCGTTATGTAAGGAGCGACGCAATTCCCAGCCGTATAAATATCGTTTTCGTTGTAAATAGTCCAATCTACAAACTGAAACGTAACTTTAAAATTTTTGTACGAATAAATTGACGCCGTCGTATCGGCTAAACGTGTAATTACAGGGTACGCACTACCAAAAATACCGCCCGACTTGTTGCCTAATTGCGTAAATGATCCCGTACCGTTAACAGCTAATAAATGCGCTCCATTGTAAACAAATCTATTTAATTCGCCATCAATTAATGAATCGTTACTTTGTACGCCGTTCTTTGTTAAATTAAATTGAAATTCAACCGCCTGAGGCGACTTTATAGCCTTTAAAGTCATTGCGGAAACTTGTCCGTTAGTCGGAAAAATTAAGTTCGTCCACGGGGACGGCAAAGCTGAATCGATATACATTAAATCGCCATTAATATACGTAATTGTTCGCGTATATGTTTTAGCTCCAGTTGGCGCGATTGACGAATTAAAAGTAATCGTAACAACGTCCCCGACAACTAAGCCCGTCGCTTGCCACGTTCCCGAAGCGCGTTTTATCGTTGTACCTATAAACGTGAATTTATTTTGATCGCTCGAAACTTCGGTGTAATCTACTTTTATACTAAATTCAGCGTTTACAACCTTGCCAGCATTGGAATACAAAGCGGGCAAATTGTTATATTTTTCCGTATTTATGTTAGTTGACATCTGTATATTTTTTTAACATTTCTAATTTTTCCGATAAATCGCCTTTCAAATTTACGGAATTTTTCGCTTCGTGAATTAGTTTTAATTGCTCGTCAGTCATTTTATCCAAAACCTCAGGCGTTAAAAGTGAATCCATTAAGCCCTGAGCTTGCTGTATTAAGTCATTTATATTCATATTATTTGTATTGTTTTAGTGTTAGTTCCTTTATTTGATTTTTTTGAATATTCAACGCTTGCTTTTTGGCTACCGTTTACCCACTCAAACGTTAAAATTTTGTATTGTTCGCCTGTTTGATCAAAGATATAATTATTTTCGATCAGCGCTTCAATTTGTTTCGGAGCGAATGGAATTTCAGACGTTGAAATTTCCTGTAAATTTTGATCAATTTGATTAATAAAATGATAATTATCGTATAAAGCTGGTGCGCCTATTTTTGTTAAATAATCTGGCGGTTGACGATTTCCGACAACGTACATCAATTTCGTTTTAGAAAAATATTGCTGAGAAATTTGTAAAACTCCAATCCTTGCGTTTACTTTTTGACTTAATGAACTCGATCCCCCTAAACTTGAAACAACAGAATCGCACAATTGCGCAACTTTTAACGCGCTTTTTTCTACAAAAGTAAGTTTATCCTTACGATAACCGATTGAAAAATCTAAACTTTGATCAACTAAGCCCTTAATTAAAACAATATCGCTATTTATAGTGTTAACAGGCTCGGTCGAATGTTCAGACTGTAAGCCGTTTAATTTATCCATTGTATGCGTGTCCTGAGGATCGAATTGATAATGTAAATAATAACGTTTCCAGCATTCCGCAAAATTAAAAGTATATTCATTTTCCCTACGTTCCTGTAAATTCATAGTATTTATAAATCCTTGCGACGAAACATTTTGCCAATAGTCCCAACGTTCCAAATAAACAGTATCGCCGATAACTTTTAAGGTCGCATTTCCTAATTTTTTCATTTCTTCAATCAAAGCCCCCAACGTTGAAACACTATCCGAAGCGCTCGGATAAGGTTTATTATATGCCGTTGTTGAATTACCGATTAAAACATCAAAAATAGATTCGTTATTTTGCACCAAAGGAACGGGCAAAACAGTTAAACCGCTCAAATTATCTAATAAATTACTTTCAAATTTGTAACCTAAGAAATTACAACCTTGCGTTAAAAGATCCTTTACTTTGTTGCCGTTTAAAAACCTAACTTTCGGGCAAATTAATTCGATCAATTGTGAAACCGTTTGATATAAAGCCGCAGCAATAGCAAGTGTATAAACCAATTGCGCCGCGATTTTTAAAACAGCCGTAATAATAGCGCCTAAATTCATCGACGGCGGTACTCCAGCATTCGGAGTTGACGCTTCAATCGTTGGCGAAGTTACCATAGTAACAAGGTCTTTCGTTGCCTCGATTAGCTCCTTTGTTAACGTGTAAGTCGATAAGCTAAGCATAACCAACAATTCAAGTTGATTATCTTTTACGATAACGTAAGGAATGTTAAAAGCCCCTGTAATTGGTTGTTTACTATTAATCAATTCGAAACTTGTCGCGCGTGCTTGCGTTAAAAACCAGTCAACAGCCCGACGCTTTTTTATTTTTACTTCTACTTGCGAATCGCTGAATTTTGCGCCCTCAGTTAAATCGATAAAATAATCTAATTGTAAGCCTCCGATTTCAACGTTGTATGGTATTCCCTCAAATAAACCCAAAGAACCGTTAACGTGCGACATAACCGCCGAATAAGCCTCGTTTGTCAATATAATAGAATCGACGTTTAGTTCAGCTTCCTTTGCGTCGCCTGTAAAGTCTAATCGAACCCCGATATTATCGCCATTTGCTGGCATAACCTCAACGCCGTTAATGTAGTGTTTCATTACGTTCATTAATTCCTAACTTTAAAAGTGTTAACAGTCGTTTTATTGCCTTTTTTAGTGCTTTGTACTATTTCCATAGCGCTTTGAGTAATTGCACCCAATTCGATATTTGTTTCAGGACGATTTAAAATCGCCTGTTTAATAGCTCCCAGCTCAGATTTTAAGCCGTTCAATTCAGCAAGTACGCCCACGTTTTCAAACGATCCATTTTGTACATTGTTTATTTTTGCTTTTTGCACCATTTTAACAACCTCATCGTTAGACATTCCATTTAATTGTTGGTTTTGCTCCTTTGTCATTACTCGCTCGTTAGGGTGCAATACAGATAAAAAACCGCCGTTATTATCTAAATTACCGCCGTTCCCCGTGTCCTCAGTACCCACAAAGAAAGTAGGCAAAGCCGAAATAATACCGTCTAAAAGCGCCTTGTCAGTTAATGCAATTGTAAGTGCTTCGCCTGAGCTTTTACCATTTTCCAATTCATTCGTGTAAGCCGTTAAGAACGCCGTTGTTGACTGAATCAATTGTTTTTGTCGCTCCGCTTTTTGTTTTTGTGCTAATTGCTCGTTTTGTATTCTTTCCTGTTCGGCAATACTTTCGTTAGCTTTAATGTTTCCATTCTTTGCTAAGTCCTCGAGATCCTGTTCTTTTTTCTTTGAAGCGTCGATTTCTTTGTCAATTAATTCGATACGTTTATCAAGTTGACTTTGCGCCAAATCGTTCGCTAATTCAGTATATTTTTTTACATTTTCGTAACGTTTTTTTAATCGTTCCTTTTCCGCTTCTTCAGCTTTTAACTCAGCATTTTTTGCGTCCTCAACTTCTTTATTCATTATAGCGATCCGCATTGCTGAAACTTCTTCTAACGTATCGGCTTTATTTTGTAAACGTTCCTTTTCCGCTTCCTCAGCTTTTTTATTTGCCTCATCTGAAATATTTGATAAATCTTCTTCCGTTTTTATTGCTTCAGCAAGTTGTTTGTTTCGTATTTCTTCTTCAGTTAGTCCGCGTTCTTTTATAGATTTAATTAGTTTTTTATCATTTTTAACTTTTGTATCAGTTGATTTTTCAGATCCTTTTATTGCGTTGTCAGTATCAACGACGTTGCTTTCTAAATCAATCAATTCAGAATTTACATTTTCTAATTGCGAGCCGTATGTTTGAAACGCCTTTGTTACGCCCCCAATTGCGCCCTTAGTGTTTGAAATTGCGTCCGTAGTATTTCCAAATTTTACATTTAATTCAATTAATCTTTGTATTTCCTGAGGGTTTAAAACTTTTTTAGCAGTAACAGTAATATCGTTCATATTTCTCGCTAAAAAAACGTTGTTTTTCAATCCAATTTCTAAGATACGAAGATCATCCTTATAATTCAATACCTTTTGATAAGATACTTTTTTAAGGTTTGAAATTTGACTTTTTGCGTTTTCAGTTTCTTTTTTAGCAAAATCAGCCGACATTTTTTGAAATTCAATTCCTGTAATACCTTGTTTTTTTAGTCTTAAATTGTATTCTTTAATTTTAGTATCTAAGTCCTTTTGAATAGTGCCGACGTTTTTGTCCGCTCGTTTAGTTGAAATATCGACTTGTTTTTCCAATAAAGCCAAATCCTCGCGCGCTTTTCTCGCACCGCTTGCAATATCGTAAAGTGCTTTTCCAACTTCAAATAAAACAGTAATTGCAACCGACAGCCCTATTCCTTTTAAAGCATTTCCGAAACCTTTTGCACCGTCCGAACCCTCTTTTAATGCGTCGCCTGTTTCTTTAATTGCTTTTCTATTCGCTTGCCAGTCGCTATAATTTTGTTTTAAATTCAATGCAGTTTGTACCGCTTTATAAGATACAAAAGCTTCAATTAAATACTTAACAGCCGTAACAATTCCGTCAAAATTATTACTTAAAAAATCCAACGTAGCGCTTAAACCATTTGCGCCACTTCTAATACTTAAAAATAACGCTTCGCCCTGAGCTTTTAAACGTCCCCACGCCTCAGTTAATGTTTTACTTTTTATATCGGCTTGCTCCTGAGTAGTTCCGTTTTTATCCAGCCCCTCAGTAAATGTTTTTAATTGCTCAGTTTGACTAATTAATATTTGAGCGCCCAAAGCATTTTCAGATCCGAATACTTTAACCAAAGCCCCAGCATCGTTTAATAAAGGTTTTAATACTTGTAACCTTTCAGCTAAACTTTTGTTTTTATCAGATAATTCAGCCGTATTTATTCCTAAATTCTTTAAACGATCCTGTGCGTCTTTGCCAAGTGCATCGGGCGCCATCAATTTAATCATTACGTTTCGTAAAGCCGTCCCAGCAGTCGCCGCATCGGGCATTTTTAAACCTAATAACTCGATCGCTCCAGCACTTTCAGCAATTGAAACCCCTTGCGACTTAGCAATTCCCCCGAATTTTGTAAACGCTTCCGTTAAATAAGGTATTTCTTGCGCTCCTAATTGCGAAGCGTTCGCCAAAATATCCATTACTTTGCCAGCTTGCGACGCTGGAAGTTCAAATGCGTTTAAAGTACCTGTTAAGTTTTTTATTGACGTTGGCACGTCGTCCCCTGACGCTTTGCTTAATAAGATAGCCTTTTCCGTAAGATCAGCCATAGCCTGACCGTTTTTAAGCAATTCAGGACGAGCCGAACCAGCTAATTTAAACGCCTCAACTATTGAACTTGCCGAACCTCCAAAACGTTTTGAAAATTCAATTGATTTATTCGCCAAAAAATCTAAGTCCTTACCACTTTGCCCCGTTACAGCCGACAAATCCGCTACGCTTGTTTCAAAGTCCGCAATTGTTTTAATACCTTTTCCAGCAAGTGCAACCCCTCCAAAAGCTAAGCCAAATTGCGATAACATTCCCGTTACGCCCCTTAAACCGCCTTTTAATTTACTTATTGCACCGTCGTAATTTCCGACGTTTCTTTGGTGTTGTCCGACAGTTGCATCAACTTGTTTTAGCTTACCGTCTAAGGCTGTAATTTCCTTTAATAAAGCCCTAGCCGTTGACGTGTTTTGTTGCTCCTGAAGCGCTAAGTCTTTGTATTCCTTGCGCATTTCATTTAAACGCTTCGACTCCTGAGAATATAAAGTTATTTTTTTCTCGCTTTCTTTTATTAAAGCCTTTTCGTTGCGTATTTGAATCGTTTTAAGACGTTCAATTTCCTTTTCCGTCTGAATCTTTGCCCTGTTAACTTTCTCAGCATCTACGGCTAATTTATTCGCTTCTTTTTGAATTTCTGTTAACTTCTTAGCGTTTGCAACTTCCGAAGCGTCCACAATTTTAATAGAATCTTTTAACGCTGAGGCGTTCTTTTTTATTTCTTTTGAAACTTCATTAATAGCCAACAAAGAAACTTTTAACGCTTCAGATTGATCCTGAGCGCGCTTCGAACTATCTTTTAAATCTTTGAATATATCGTTGTCGATTATATCTATTCTACTTATTTTTTTAGCCATTTTTTTGATCTTTTGAGTATTCGTTTAACATTGTGAAAAATTCTAAAACAGTTACCTCGTTTAATTTTAATTTAAAACCTACCCATTTAGATAAGTAAATCAATGTTTTAGTTATATTATTTTCGCCTTTATTTTCGTCCTTAAAAAGGTTGTTTATTTCTTCAGTAATTTCTTGAATTTCGTTAAATAAGAACATATCGTCCGTTATAACGTAATCCAATTGCAAAAGTGTTAACTTTTTTTGTAATTGCATAAAATGCGCGTGTTTTCTATTCATTCCAAAAGTCAATAAATAGTCGTCGTTCAACAATTCCCACGCTAAAATATCGGCTGTTTCGTCGATTATTTGCTCGTCGATCCTTGTCGCTTTTAAATCCCCAGCCTGACAACGTAGCCAGCGATCCATTGTAAAAACTTCTATTTTATGAAAATAATTCATTCGTTAAAATTTTTAAATAATTATGTAAAATAGTGTCTTTAATGTAAACCATATTTTCAGGCGTTAAACCCAAAACGTCAATACCGTAAACCTCAAACAAAGGTACGTCATAAAATTGAGAATCCTCAGCGTCGAAAATAATATCGTTAACAGTAACATCAACCGTAAAGCTGTCGTAAAATCGTCCCGTATCTTTTAACGTAATATGATCAAATCGTTGGTTTTTGCTTTGTTTAATTTGTACGGTAAAATTACTATAATTCCCTAAGTCGTCCCCATTTGAATCGATACCAAATTCGTAAAGCTGTAAATCGGTATTCAATTCGATCATTTTATCCCTTAGTGGTTTATCAACCGAAAAAACCCATAATTTATCCTCGTCCAATCGCGCGATTTTATCGAAAATTAAATCCAATTTTGTGAAATCAATTACAGCCATTATTTTTTTTGTATAAAAAAAGGGGAATCAATCGACGCCCCTTTTTACCAATAAATTTAACTTTTACTTTTTGTTATTTGCACGTTTCC